AGCCCGCGCCAGCAGCCATACCTGTCTTGCCCGGCGCAGTCATAGCTTTTTCACCGACAAAGCCAGCAGCCTTTGCTGTCGACATCAACATATTACGCAGGCCGGTCGTTGCTGTTTTACGCGCCATAGCTTTTGCGCCAAGTGAATACAAGCTGCCAACCGGCGTTGCGTATGTTAGCGGGTCAGCCGCCAAACCACGAAAGGCGCGTTTGATTGTCGCGCCTTCTGTTTTGGTGTCGGCGTATATGTCCAGCATATTTAAAAAGCCATTAGCCGCGTCTGGCCCGGCGCTCTCTGACATGAGATTGTAAACTTGCACACCAAAGCCGGGAACGCTGATACCGCTTTCGCCGGGGATGCCAGCGGGGCCAGCCATATTCCAGTTAAACTCAGACATAAGATCAAGGCCATATGATGCGGCCTGCTTGTCAGACCCAATGAACCGCTGCCCATCATTCATAACCTCAAACATCTTCTTTGATGTTTCAATCCACTCAGGCATCAGCTTCAATTGATCTTCAGTGTATTTTGGCTTTGACGGCGCAGGCGCATCTGTTTCTGACGGCACAAACAATGGTTCAGCAGGCGCAGGCTGCGCAAGGTCTTGCGGCGAGAATGTCTGAAGGAACGCTAATGCGGCTCCTTGATGATCGTGCATTTCTTCAAATTCATCCATTATCTTATCTCGTCTCTAAGCAAAGCCTGTTGCTCTATAAATCCTAACTTTCGTTTTATGTTTTTTAAATCATCAGTGGACAATCCAAGCGCAACTCTATTAGTGGCAAAATAATCATATTCTGAATTTTCTGTAATATCTAAGTTTGGATATTTGCTCGCCAGCCCAGCAACAGTTGTGTCAATCTTTTTTTGATGTTCGCTTTGCAACAATTCCTTGCGGTACTCTTTTGCTATTTTTGCTATCACAGGTTTGTCCTGCAAGCGCCGATCTGGGTTTTCTTCCCACGCATCCATAGCGTCAGCAAACCTGTTCTCTACCGCATTGACAAAGCGATTGTGGCGCTCGGCTTTTTTCTTTGAAACATTAAGCATACCCGGCACGATTGCTGCGTGTGCCTTTGCCTCGCGGTCAACCTCTCTGCGTGTTTCTTTTGTTGTGCTGTCTAAATATGGAACAAGACCCAAGGTTGCTTTTGGGCCAACACCAAGCGCGGCGGCTTCTGTTTGCAATTCATCAAATGTTGTTATTTGCTCTGCGTTAATCATTTGTTTGATGCGGAACTCTGCAACATAGTTTGGCGTCTCTTCTGCTGCCGCTGCGGTTTTGGCTTTCTTTAGAGCCAATATACCTTGTGCGCTAATCGCATCGCCGTTGCTGTCAATTGCAATTTGCTGCAAACCATCTAAGGCAAATCTCTCTTCTTGAGAACCTTCGGGCGCTTCAGCAAACGCCAAGGCTTGAACTGTTGCTGATTTTTTATTTATTTTCAGACCATCTTTTTCAATTTGGTCGTCAGTGGTTTGCCGCGCAGCTAGTTCTGCTCTCACACCTGACCTAAACTCAGCCTGCTGTTTGCTATCCAACATATTATACAATGGCGTCAAATCACCCATATCGCCACTACGCAAAGCGCGGAGCCTTTTGTCTTGCGGCAAATTGATAACGTGATCAGTCAAGACACCAACTTGAACATCTGTAATCACTTTCTGAATTGCTGAAGATTGAGCCTTGGCATAAACAAGATCGCCTGTGCTGATAACAACGTCATTGGCTGATCGCGCCAAAACAGTCAACTCACCAAGACGGCTCTCAAGGTCAGCGTCTTTTTTTGTTAAAATGTCTTTTGCTCGCTCTGGTAGCGTCTCCATAAACTCATCAGCGGCAGCAATCTTAACCGCTTTATTGATAGACATTTGCGCTTCAAGAGCAGACTTGTAAACGGTTGATGCACTTGTATTTGCCGCAGCGTTGTATTTTAGGGCTTGGGCTGGATCGACCCCAGCAATAAGTTCGCTGTGAGCGTCAATCATTGACGTTAAATCACGGCGCATTTCAGTTATTTGCTCATTGCTGTATAAGCCGCCGCTCTTAATTGCAGCGTTATATTCTGCTATTTTTTTGTTGGCTCTAATTTCAAGCTCAGTCGTAAGCTGCTGGGCGGCAGTCGCAGTCGTCACCGCGCCAAATATCGTATCTGGATCGCCAACAATTTCTTCAATGTCACGACCCTGCGAAATTGCGTCTTGGATTTGTTGTGCCGTTACCGGGTTCTCAAATGCGTACTTTGCCGCCTCGCGCTTGGTTTGTGCGACTTGTCTTTTGTAAACATAATCAACCATAACATCGACGCTTTTGCCAATGCTGCGATAAACGTCGCCCTGCGCACGACCAGCCGACACAAAGTCGACGTTTGGCACGGTTGGTATTGCAACCCCTAATGGGCGATATCTGGGTAGCTCTGCCATTTTGCCCTATCCTAAAGTTGCGACTTTAAAGCCGATATCCAATACAGCGCCAAAAGCCTCGGCCTGTGCGCGTTTTAATCCGGCCTGTGCTTGCAGACCATATTGCATTGCTTGCGCCTCACCAGTTCCAAACGCAATAATCTGTCCATCGCGGCTGCTGTAGATTTCAGTAGCGCCTTTTTTCTGAGCATATAAGGCAAGCGCCCTTGCGCTGCCGCTGCTTGCCTCAATGCCGCCAGCGCCAGCGCGGGCGTTGATGGTTGCCTGTGTTGCCAGAATGTTATCCATCACAGCGACGGCTTGCTGCTTGTATTTAAGAACCTCTGACCTAGCCTGCACTCTAGTAAAAGCAGCTTGGTTGACTAAAGCCTCTGCTTCTTTTTTTGCGGCTGGCCCTGCAAATAATCCGCTCATCTTATTGCCCTACACTAATTTTGTAATCAATACCAAGCAGGGTCATCTTTAGTGGAACCTCTTGGCCGATTGTTATTTGCCCATCGTAAGTATACCCTAAAATGCCGTGCAATGTCTTGATGCCTGTGTACTCCGGCACGGCACTGCCAAATACGCCTGTGCCGAACTGCCGAAACGGTATCAGCTTGCCATCAATCGTCAGCGATTGCGTCTCAAACAATTCGGCGTTTACCTCAAAGATACGCTTCTTAAAGCCCTTTAGGGAGCCGCTGGGCAGGTTTGGCTCAACTGGCAGTGTCTTTACCTCTGGCGTGAAGTTAAGGCCAACCTGATGGCTTGTAGAGGCCGCTGTGGCAAATGTCACTGTGAATGGGCTAATCCCTACAGTTTGGTCAGGCTCAATGATGCCGTCGCGGATTATCTTAACAGTTTCACCCTCTAGGTGGCTCATGTTAACAGACGATGCCGCGCCGCCAACAACAGAGCAATCCAGCAATGCGTCTGTATCAAACACCTCAACGTAGTATCTATCAGTCGCGCCAATTACAAAATCAACGTCGGTTAGCCTCACCGCGTCACTTGATGTAATTGTTAAATTGCTGCCGCCAGCGGTTGTGCGCGTAATACTGACAACATTAGCAGCGGGGTTTGGCGCGTAGTACCCAGCAACCGAATTGATGGCCGCTGCCAAATTGTCTGCAACTTGATCATTAGTCAGTGCGCCGCCAACTTGAAACTCTAGCGCGTTTGCTGGCGCGGCAGTTACCGCAGTAAATGTTGTTGACGTACCGGCGTTGTCGGTTAGGACAACAGTTTCGCCATTAGCTATGTTTGTTGCGTCAGTCACAGTAATTGTGGCCGTGGCGTAAGGCACAATAGTTCGCTTTACAACAGTGTAAATATCATCAACGTCAACGCCGATATTTATAAACTCGCCATCGGTTGTCCACTCTGACGGCGCAATGACGTTCTGGCTGCGTAGCAATGTATAGCAGGCAATGCTGCCGTCGTCGCCATTTACCAGCATCAGGCGGTCGCCTTCATCGGTTGACGTTGCGACGCGCACCGCCATTTCTTCTGGTGTCTTTAACAAATGCGATGAGAGCAAGGATATCTTTGACGACGTGTAAGCCTGCACCGCGTCACTAAAGATAAACTCTTGGATTGCCTTGCCCTGACGCTGAATAAACAGCGTTGAGCCGTCCACGTTCTGCAACCGCAGCCCGGCCTTTGCGCCAAATGCAGTCTGTTGTTTGACGATCAGATTTGTTGGTGTGATCGGCGTGTCTAGCGTTTGCGGCACATAAAACTCAGCGCCGGTTGTAAATATCTGCAAGTGACGGCCAGAGTAAATATCAACAATGGCGTTAAATGTGCCAGTGTCCAGCGTCGCCTCAACAGCCGCATCATCGAGGCTCTCGCCCTTATCAAAGTTGAAAAAGTCAGAAACCCGCGAACCCCAGATAGTTGATGGACGCTGCTTGCTGCCGCCAAAATATAAGCGACCTTCGTGAAATGTGACGCTGCGCGGCCAGCCGCGTGTCGATGACCACACATCCTCGTAACCGTGTTCTGTCTCAAAATCTCCGGCATTGATTGTGCTGGTGTCAAAGAATGGTATTTCAACGTAAGCCTTAACCTCGGTGGCGCTGACATACTGAGTAATACGCGCACGGCCAAAACCATTCAAAGCCACGACAAACTCATCAACCATAGCTGTGCCAAAAGCGTGAACATTATATTGGCTAGTCGCATCGGGCTGGGTCGTCCAAGCCGGGAACACTGTCAGCACCTTGGTCGCCGCAACGTAATCCTCAACGTGCCGCACCTGACCAGAGCCGGTGCCACCTGTTATCTGAATAAACATACCATTAGGCGCATCGTCTGTTGTGTAGCTAGTGGCCGCTTTTAGCGTAATTGTATTAGCGCCACCAGCCTGCGCTGTGCCGGTGTCAGTCGTGACGGCAGACGCGGTTAGCGTTATGTTTCCTGATGTTGCGCTCGGCGTAATATTGTAAGCCGGGATGTGCGTGTCGATATCAAAGGCATATTTAGGCACAAAGCTAAACGTGATTGTGCTGGCCGTCCAATCGCTGTCTGTTGCACCGCGCAAAATCCTGACTGGCTCCAAATCCTCATGCACGACAATCACAGTGTCAGCGGATTGCACCCAGTTCATTTGCGGCAAGATTGCGCTAGTCAGGCTGGCAATCGTCAAATAGTCATTGCCGCTGCCATTGATGTTTGTGATTTGTGCGCCGTTTTTGAACACATACATTTTGCCGGGCGTAAATACCAGCATATAACTGTCGGAGACGCTGAACTCAAACGACACCATCCGCACTGCATCAGCCGCGCCGCTGTCTAGCTCGGCAACAAACTTTGTGCCGTCACGACGCTTTGCGCCGCCTTGCGGCTGGATGCTGACATTTCTGGCTGTTGATAGGCCAGATTTATATTGGCTGATATCAGTACGCGCCCGCAGCTTTGGATCAAGCTCACCAGCCGTAAAATCATTCTGTATCTGAATGATGCGGCTCATGTTAGTACCTTATGTCTGAAATCGGGAACTCTTGTATTTGCTGTGCTGGTCGGTCAGCGCCGTCAATGTTAATGGCAACGCGCACCAGACCGCCGCGCATATTTTCTGCTGGCGCACCATATGCCTTCGTGTGGTAATAATCAGCCTTGGTAATCTGATCAGTGATAGGCTCGGCAAATTCTGCCGCGAGCGCCATCTTTAGCAGCCGCACAAAGTATGGCGGGAAAATAGCTGGCTCTGGGCGAAACTGGTAATCAATCCAGACATCTTCGTAATTTGTGTAAAGACCTAGGCTGTAAACCTCAAAGTCACGCACCGGCAGCGCACCAATTGCGCCTGTGTTAAATACAGCCTTTGGGTTTCCAAGGATGTCGCCGGGCAAAGCGTAAGTGTATTTCCATTCGTTGATCGGCGTACCGGCAAGCTGCGCAAGCCTGACTTTTTTGACTGACCAAGAATAAGCATATTGCATTAAGAGGGTGTCGCGCACGTCGTCATAAAGACGGTCAGCGATTTGTGCTTCATCGGTGCCAGTCGCAAACGATGAAAGCGGGGCAGCGCCCAGCATGATCAGAGCCTCGGAACATATAGATAGTTTGGTATCGCCCTGCGCCATTACGCCACTCCAAAATGGGGAAATGGGGCGGCTTGCGCCGCCCCACTATTATTAGTCTGTGTCGGTCATGCTGATGGCTGTGCCATCGGTCACGTCGACCACACCAGAAGCGTTTGACGCCACCATCACAATTGACAGTGTTGGTGTCGCGCTGTCGTGAACGAAGATGATGTCGCCGACTGCCAGAGTGTCTGACAGATCATTGAAATATCCCGCTGTGTTCACAGTCGCAATCGCGTCTGCTGATGTGTAAGTGTACATTGATGGTGCGTTGCCTTTTTTAGCTGCACCGATCACGTTCCAACCTGCTGAAGAGAAAGCCATTGTCTAAACTCCTTCTATTCAGTTGCGCTGATGGCAACGATACCTTCGGCGTCAATGGCTACTGCACCAGCAGAGAACATTGAAGCTACCAAAAAGCTCGTTTTTTCAGCGACATAGTTGATTTCAGTCTTTTGGTTCATGCCAATGCCCATACCGACTGCATCTTTATGGAATGCAAAGCAGGTGCGGGTTGATGGCTTTGGCAGGCCGCCTTCGTCGCGGTCGCCAATTGTGATGAACTTAAAGCCAAGGAAGGTATCAAGCTGGCCTTGAACAAGTGCTTTGACGGCAGCGTAATCGCTTGATGCGATCTTGGTGTCGTCAAGCAATGCAGCCAGACCTGATGCGTGGATCAGCATACAGCGATCCTGTGCTGGTACGTTGCCAGTGTCGAGAAGCTCTTTAGCCTCAAGCAACTTAGCAAGGTTCATGTTTGTACCCGCGCCACCAACTGTTGTAGCAACAGTCAATGCTGTACCAGAGCCAGACAGCGCATCAATCACTAGCTGATCCATACGACGCCCGATTGCACCTGACACTACCTGCACCAATTCACGACGCTCATCAAAGTTGATTTTCTGCTGTGAAAAGATGTCTGAGTATTCAGCAGCAATGTAGTCTGACATTGTTGCGGTTACTTGTGAGTACGACACATTCAGAGGTGTTACGTCTGTCTGTGGTACGCGAATGGTCGCGGTTCCCTTACCGATTTTTGGGAACTTGACCTGTGAGCCTTCGACATTTGTCCGCTCACGCACTACGCCAGCAAGGGCGCGTTGAGCGGCATAGGCTTGTTTGACCTCTGCATCGAAGAGCTGCACAAACGCATTTGAAACGCCTACAGCCATTTCTCTATTCCTTTTGTAAAAGTTAAAGCACGATTTAACGCCAAACAGGTATCCTAAAAGGGCTGCGGCTTGGGCATATACGCTACGCCCCCAAGCGGGTCAAACAGGCCGCAAAGCGGGTATCTGTCAATAGGGATTGTATAAGAAAAAGCGAGGGCTGTAAACAACCCTCGCAATTGGTTAGATTGTTGAATATTCATCGTTACCGTAGGCTTGCTCAAAGAGCTTTTCAACCTTGGCACGATACGCCGGGTCGGTCTGATATTCTGGCTTTCCGACCATTGACATCAATTCATCTTTTGACGGCGCACCAGCGGCAGGCCCGACATCAACAGGGATGGTTTTGTCGCCGTAGTAATTGCGAACCTTTTGCAAGGCTTTCATGCCTTGCGCCGTGCCACCCATAATGCGGAACTCTTCAAAGTCATCCGCTGACCAGACGCCCTTGCGAACCAGCCCCGACGCCCAGTCTGTCATCGACTTAATAACAACGTCGGCGTTTTTGCCGAGCTTTTCGTATTCTTCCTTATACGAAATCTCTGCGGCCTCTGCCTCATCGCCAGCCATTGAGATGAACTTGCTGGCAAGCTCTTCAAAGGCTGCTTGGCTTACGCCATTCTCTTTAGCCCAATCCTTGTATGTAGCGTAAAGCTCGTCATCCTCTGGGATGCCTGCCTCTTTAAATACGCTATCATCATATTCCTCTGGGGCTTTGTGCTTGCCTTGGCTAAATTTCTTTTGCAATTCAGCATAGGCATTTGCCAAATCTTCCGGCTGATTAAATTTTTCCGGCAACCACTCTGGCCGGGCATCAGCCTCTTCAGATGCAACTGCATCACTTGCAACCGTCTCATTATCAGGTTTGATGTGTGAGATTGTTTCTTCTGCTTGCTGCTGGTTATCGTCGCTCTCAATTTGAGCATCGGCCAGCAGGCCATCAGTTTCGTTCATAGTGATCTCGCTCTTTTCATGCGCCGCTCAATTTCTCTGACCAGACTATTCTGGCCTTCCCTAGCATAACCGTGTGAAGCATCCTCGCCGGGATACCACGTTGGCTGCTCTATCGTCAGTGACCTTAGATGAGTGAGCAGCTTTGCCCCATCGTCACTGGCGAATACGCGCAAATACAGACGATCAACGTCGTCTTTATCTACCTGCTGTTTTTCTGCAATTGTCGGGTCTACGTTTTGTAGACCTTCCCACCCTGTCGCGTTCATACTACACCCCTTCTGGCGGTGCCTCACCTTGTGGCATTTCGCCCGCCTCTGCTTGCGCCGCCATCTGGGCGGCTTCCATTGCCTGCTGCATCATCTCGGCGCGTTCCTCTGGCGTAGTGCGTAGGCTCGCCGGAATGCCGAGCTTGTCAGCAACATAGTCTGCAATGCTGCCAGTCTTGACAGCCATCTGACCCTCTGGGCCAAGGGCTGACGACATTTGCACCCACTGCATAATTTTCTCGATGTCGCCCATATTCTGAGCCTGCGCAATTGGGCTGACCGGCGTTACCTTTACCTCTAGCCCATTGACGCGCAGTGGCATCTCAATCATGCCGCGCTCATCCATCACATATAGGATGCGGCTAATCAGCGGCACCATAGTCTCAGTGATCAGACGGCCAAAGGCAGAGCCAAGGTTCTGCGCCAACTCTTTCATACGTTCTGCAATTTCTGTGGCTGACCGGGCTGACATATTATCTGGCGGCAGTGTGTCGTCGAGCAAAATCTTTTTTACGTTCATGCGCAAGTCATTGATGATGATCTGCGACACGTTGAAATCACCAGAGCGCGGCAACATCCGCAAGCTCTCGCCTGACGGCCCGCCGTTACGCGCAACAGGGATAATTGCACCCGGCGCAATGCGAATTGCCTGCGGGTTTAGGACGCCATCGTCAGCCGCCGTGTAAACGCCGGCAATAGACAAGCTGGCATTTTTCAGCAGCAACTCTAGCGTTTTGTTTAGCGTCTTGATGTCAGGAATAGCTGTCACAAGCGGCCCGCGACCGTAAACCTCACCGGCGACCTTCATATAACGCGCCACAATCCAAGGCGACGATTTCATGCGGCGCATTAGCAAGCCCTCTTTGCCTTCAGCCCAGATGACGTGATAGCAATAATCGCCTTCCTCTGGGTCATACAAGGTCGCCTCTACAAGCTCGATTTCTTCTGTCGGCTTGTCGTCAATCATGCGCTGCAAGCGTGGTGGGATTTCAGCGTCAGCCCAATGCTGGTTGATGGCCTCGCCCTTCATGCGCATACGCCGGTAAACATTATCGACCTTGCCGTGCGCACCTTCCTCAATGCTGACAAGGTACTGCGGCACGGCAGTAAAGCGGATTGGCGTCAAATCATCGCCGGGCTGCACCAGCATACAAGCGGTGCCAACCGCCAGATCAAGCAAGAACTCGCCCATAGCCAAGTCAAAGTTAGACTGGCGCAACACGCTGAACATTGTGTCGGCATACATATCCAGCGCAATCTGCGCCTCAATGCGGCGATCCTCTGGGATATCTGGCCCCGGCTCTAGGCGGCACCACGGCGCGTAAGGTGGGAACAGGCCAGACTGGATGCGGTTCGCAAAGCGCTGCGTCGCATTGATGGCGGTACTGTCGAACACGCGCACCATTTTATTTTGCCCCGGAGAGCCGCCACCCTCATAGTAGCCATCGTAAAGATTGCGTTGCGGCAAGCCGAACTCGTAGCAATCTTCATAAATCTGACGCCAGTTATCTTTGCGACGCTGCGCCACGTCGTGACGCTTTAGGATATCTTCAACACTATGCACTGGCTTCGTTCCTTTTGCTTATAGCTGCCGCTTTTTTCTTGGCGTCTGCCTTGGAGCTTGCGCCCCAAGCGCGAAGCGACAAGAGCAGGCGCGTTGGTTCGCCGTTCTTATATTCCGGCCCCGGCATCCCGCCCATACGCGCCAAGAATGATGCGCGGCGCGGATTGTCGCCAGACTTGACTGGCGCTTTTAGGTTCATGCCCTCGGCTTTAGCTGAAGCCCTGCCTTTGGCGTTCAAGCCGCCGGATGGGTTCTTGCCCTCAGACCGTTGCCAAGCTGGTGTTTTAGCCACGCGCTGCCCTCATGTTATCAACGAGGTTTGGGTATGGACGCCCAGCCTTTGCTGCCGCCCGCATAGCCTTGCGCTTCTGTGCTGGGCTTAAACCTTTCGGCTTACCCAAGCCCTTTGGCCGGTCTTTATCCCAAACCTCTTTTTTCTTTTCCATTACTTGCCGTAACCCTTGCCTTTTTTCTTACCCATTTTTTTTCACCTTTCCCGCCTCTTGCATTGCAATGGCGATAGCTTGCTTCAATGGTCTGCCTTCGCGCCGCAACATAGATATATTTTTGCTTACGGCTTTCTTGGATTTGCCTTTAGCCAGCGGCACTAGGCTGACCCAAGCGTGTCTTGAGTATCACCCCGACCGCCGCCACGTCCACCCAAACGGCTGGCGTAAAGCAAACCGCGCTGACCTACTCTGCCGCCGCGTTTCTTTCTTGCTGCGGCTGCGCCAGTTTGCGCCTTTGTTTGATCTTGCGCAGCAGACAATTCGTCGGTCATGCTTTTGACAGATGTGTCGGTGGCAATTTCAGCCATAGCAACAGTATCGGCTGCTTTTTGACCGCCGCCAACACCGACAGCCTTGCCAACTTTTTTAATCATTTTTTTTGCTGAACCCATAACACCTATCCTAATGTTGATTGATCTTCGGCTGTACCGCCGCGAATGCTTGACAGCAGCATACGAGTGCCGCCCATACGCCGTGCGCGTTGACGCGCCGCAAGCTGCCTTGACTGCAATTGCTCTTGTGCATCAAGGCGTTCCTCTTGCCGTTTCTGTGCTTCAGTCACCTCTGGCGCGACTTGCTCCGGCTTTGGCATCGCTGGCATTTTAGGTTTGAAAAGATTGCTCATTCATAAATCCTTGCGAACATCATGTGATCTATACCGCCCGCACCATATTTGCGCATGACGCCTTCTGGCGTGAATTTTAACATCTTTGCCCAGCGCATCGCAAGCTCGTTTTCCACGTCGACAGTGATTTGCAATCTTTTTAATTGATCTTCTGTAGCAATCTTATCGAAATATCTAATAGTTGCTCTAGTCAATGTAGAAGCCAGTGATACTATTTCTACAGATGTTATTAACCAAGCCTCTGAGACGCCCGGCCACATATTATTGCAACCCCAACAGGCGACGATCTTGCCGCGCCACAAGGCAGTACAAGCGCCGCCCTCGGCTTGAAACGCCTTTAGCATATCCTGATAATTCGGAATATTGTCAAACGCCCGCTTGTCAAACTCGCGCAAATCCATTGCGTAGGGGTGCGCCCAGTGAAACGGCACAATCTGAACCTGACGATTGTTTGTTATTTCGCGCTGCCACATTAGAATATGCTAAAATCCATATTGGCTGTGGCCTGCTTAAACTGCTTGCTGAACTGGCTGTTGCGCGTGATGTTCCGCACCTCGCCAGCGCCAAGCATCAAATAGCCAAACGCATCGCCAACGTGCGAGTGCTGGTTTTTATTCGGCACATCGCGGAACCGTTCCTGCCCAGACCCGACGGCCATACGCTTGAAATGATACCCGCCAGCCAGCGACTTACGCACCTTGGCGCAAGAGCGATTAACCAAAAGCCCCGGCTTGCCGTCGATCAGCCTATTCATCGGCATAGCCCCAGCCTCGCGTCGCACCATAAAATCGTTGGTGCTGGTCGGCCTAGCGTGAAGCCCCATCGTGCGCAAATGCTCAAACGCCGTGACCTCAAATATCTCGTCACGCTTGACGCCCGCCGGATCGCCCCAGATCAGCACGTCCGACTTTGGAAAGTGCTGCTGTATGTCAGCCAGCAAGTGATGGCAAAACCTTTCCAAGCCCATATCAAACGCAACAAGCTCATGCACGACGTGCCACCGCCCATTCTGCATCTTCTGCCCAAACACAGCCGCGGGGGTCAAACCAAAGTCAAGCCCGATATGCACCGGCCAGCCTTCCTCGATGCGCACGTCAGCCGACATCAGGCTATCAGAAAACTCATGCCAGACAGGCTTGCCGTCCTGCACAAACACATATTGCGCCCCAGCGTAGCATTGTATCCAGTCAATGCTCTTACCGGCTAACTGCTGCTCGTAATAGCCGGGCGGCAGATTATTCGTATTCTCGGCCTTCGGGTTATTGATCCAGTATTTATCAGCCGCAAATATTGCGTTCTCATGTTCTTTCGTACCCTCGACCACACCGCCGGGCTGCTTGTAAAATTTCCAAGGATACTTTCCGCGAATGGGGTTCTTCTCAGCCAACTGGTGCCACCAGTGATCGCTATCCATTGGGTTTGTACTCATCCACACGCCGCGCCAAGTGCAGCCCGCATTCGCCCGCGTCGGGTAACGACCGACACGCGACGTCAATCCATCAACCACCGCCTTCGGGAGTTCACGAGCCTCATCTATGAAGCCGCCGGTCAATTCCAAAGATAAAAGTTTCCGCACATCGCGTGGCTGATCCAACGCCAAAAAGATCACCTCACAATCAAGCCCAGCCGCGCCATCGCGCGGCG